TCACTGAGATGATGATGGAGGGTTTGAAGGCTCGTGTCGATTCAGAACTCCTAGAAAAATTTAACATCATATGTTCACGAGTTAGGAAGATTGATCTCAACAAGCCAAACATCCTTTGGCTTCATGATACTTGGGATGACCCCGAATCTCAGCACCTGAAAGAAGAAGAGAACCTGAAGAAGTTCATGAAGTTGGTGTTCGTTTCTAATTATCAGCAGCAAACTTTCAATATGGGGCTAGGCGTTCCATATAGTGCGGGTATCGTTTTACAAAATGCGATTGAGCCTATAGAAGTTCATGAAAAGCCAGATCCGGATGAATGCATAAATCTCATCTATCATACTACACCACACCGTGGTCTTGATATTTTAGCACCAGTGTTTGAGTTCCTCGTAAAACACCAAGAGGAAAATAACGGCAGAAAGATGCACCTCGATGTGTATTCCTCGTTCAAAATTTATGGCTGGGAACAAAGAGATCAGCAGCATGCCGAGGCTATTGATAAGTGTAAAGAACACCCCAATATCACATATCACGGTTATCAGGCGAACCCTGTGATTCGCGAAGCACTCAAGAAAGCGCATATCTATGCGTATCCAAATATCTGGCCAGAAACATCTGGTATCTCTGTGCTAGAGGCGATGAGTGCTGGGTGTCAGATCGTTTGCCCTAATTTTGCAGCCCTGCCAGAAACTACAGCAAACTTCGCTGCGATGTATAACTTCGAAGAGGACGCTAATAAACACGCCAATGTGTTTGCTAATATGCTACTTCAGGCGATAAATATGTATGGCAATGATGTTGTGCATGATAAGCTCAACTTTCAGGCTCAGTATGTAAACAACTTCTACAACTGGGACTTCCGTGCCGCCCAGTGGAGAGGATTCCTACAATCAATGGAGAACGCACTATGAGTTTAGAACTTATATTAATTCACGTCATTTTTATTGTCGTATGTGCTTCTGCCAGCTTCGTTTGGGGCTGGGTGACTGGTATCAAAGCACATCGTGATTATATCGAGGAAGAGCAGGGAAAAAAGTTATAATTTCCCTTTACATTCTTTTCCAACTTTGATAGAATTAAGTCATACGATGAGGAGAGGAATATTATGGTTAGAAAGAAAAAGCGTCTCGGTGCTAAAAGCCTCGATGAGAAATATTGGGGTTCAGAGCCAGTTTTAGCAGATGACTATGCTGCTATCGACCTCACCAAAGCATACAACTGGTATAATTATTTTGCCGATCGCAAAACACCTCGTAAATATGTCAACGAGTATATTCGTTCTGAAAAATTAGGCAAGGATATTTCCTCTGCGATCAAACGTCTGGATGACATTCAGGTCAACAGGACCATGTCTTTCCTATGCCGCATGCATGTCAACGGCACTAAACTCAAAACAGAACAAATGGATTATATGACTGAAAAGTTCGACGAGTGTGTCGAACTTGGTAAATCCAAGAAAAAGGTCAAAGCAGCCGTGAAACCAACTGCTCAGTTGATATCGATCCAAGATCGAGTCAAAGAAAAGGCTGGCGAACTGATAGGCGAAATTGAAGAGGTCATAGATAACGTGGTCATTCTTCGTAATGTCGATGACTTCGGAATGTACGAGTGGTTGCTCCATAAAGAGGTCAAACCAATGATCGCCAATCATATCGCCGAATATTACAAACCCATGCTCACAGAAATCAATGAGGTGCTTGAGGGAGATGACCCAGATCTTATTGAAGGATACAGCTGGATGTCTAAAAGAGAGCAGCGTAACTACAAAAAGTTGCTACAAGGCATAATTGATGATGTCGCCAAGTTTGGCAGCAATCAACGCAAGGTTCGTTCACCTCGTAAGAAACAGCCTGTATCTGCACAAAAACTTCTCAAGAACTTCAAGTATCAGGTTGAGGAACCCTCTTTGAAACTTGCTAGCATCGACCCATCGAAAATACTCGAGGCTTCGGAGTTGTGGGTTTACAATACGAAGTACAAGGAGCTGGCTTATTATGTTGCATCTGATAGAGGTGGCTTGACCGTAAAGGGAACCACACTTCAGAACTGGGATCCGGACGAATCACGCAAGCGAAAGCTGCGGAAGCCAGAGGAAGTGCTTGAGATCGTGCTCAAAGCTGGGAAGAAGTTTGCTCTCAAGAAGTTCGATAAGGTAACAACTAAAGCCACCCCATGTAACGGTAGGATCAATGAGTCGACCATCTTGCTGAGGGTTACGAAGTGAATGCTAATACCGTCATCCTATTTCCCATCGAGAGGGTTGCTGTTAGAGATAACATAGAGTCACTCGGCGGTAATAGGCAAAAGATACTCGACACTCGCATGAATATCATCAATCAAATGGTCGATTATCATGCGAGTCGTTTGGTTGCCGATCTGTCAATGGAGGGTGTTGATGTCGACGCCTCTGGTTTTGATAAAGACTTCGCTCTCGCCATTGAGTGTTTGCGGGCAGGTATCTACAAAACTTGTGAGTTGGAACACCCATTACGAAAAGCGATGGATGATATGATTGATGAAATAGAGTCATACGATGATGACCCAGATCCAAATATTGCATAATTTTTCCATTGCGTGTGGTCAAGATCGATATATAATAATAGTATGAATTAAACTCTGAGTGAGTATGTAATATGATATTGGTTGATCTCAATCAGGTGATGATATCAAACCTCATGATGCAGTTGAAAAACTCATCAGGCGAACTGTCGGAAGACATGGTTCGTCACATGGTGTTGTCGAGCCTGAGACTCTATAGAAATAAGTTCTTTAAAGATTATGGCGAGTTGGTGATTTGCTGTGATGATAAAGATTACTGGCGCAAACACCGTTTCCCCTACTACAAGGCAAGTCGTAAGAAAGATCGCGAGCAGTCTAGCATTGATTGGAATGCTGTGTTCACTGCGCTCAATAACATTCGTGATGAGATTCGCGAAAACATGCCTTACAAAGTTGTTCAGGTTCCCCACGCGGAGGCTGACGATATCATTGCTACGCTATGTGATTTACATGGTGTGTTTAAAACTAATGGCGAAAGTCCTGAGCAGATCCTGATCTTATCAGGTGACAAGGATTTCGTACAGCTTCAGAAATATGTGAATGTGGATATCTACAGCCCTGTTCAGAAAAAGTTCAACAGAGTAGATAATCCCGAACGGTTCTTGCGCGAGCACATTATGCTAGGTGATCGTGGTGATGGCGTGCCTAATTTCCTCTCTCCTGATGACACTTTTGTCGAAGGCAAAAGGCAGCGTCCTATCTCGCGCAAGAAACTTTCAACGTGGACGGAACTAGATCCCAAAGATTTTTGTGACGAGAAGATGCTGCGAGGTTACATGCGCAATAAAGCTCTCGTTGATCTTTCGGAGATCCCTCCTGATATCAAGTCGCAGATACTGCATACATTTCACAATGCGGAACCTGCTCCTCGCTCTAACATCATAAATTATTTTATGGCTAAGAGACTCAAAAAACTCATGGAAAACGTTCAGGCATTTTAGGAGACAGCTATGGCTACGAAATCTCTCAGCAAAATTATCGCTGAGGTCGAAAAAAAGAAAACAGCAAAACAACAAGCTGCTGTTCTAAAAGAAAATAATTCGCCAGCATTGAAAGACATATGCTGGTATACATTCTTTCCTCAGGTCGAATGGAAACTGCCTCCTGGCAAACCGCCATACAAGTCTTTGCCAGAGTCGACAGACCAGGAGGGTAAGATGTATTCGGAAGTTAAGATGCTGAAGTATTTTGTCAACACTCCTGATGGATTGAACATGACTGATATCAAACGTGAGCAGCTGTTCATTCAGGTTCTCGAAGGATTACACCCCGACGATGCAGCCCTGTTATGTCGGATGAAAGATAAAGGTGTCAAGATAAAGAAGGCTGCATTACAAGAAGCATTTCCGAAGGAGCAGTGGTAATGACTGAAGGCGACACAGGCGAAGAAATGGTGCTAGATACAGCAACTCATTTACATCTTAAGATCCTAAGAGATGAAATCAATCACCTTAAAACTCTGATACGAGACCATGATACTGGTCATATATACACTACAATAAGCACGCTCGAGTGGCGTGTCAAGTGCATAAAGGGAGAAGCAGAAGAATGGATGTGAAGGAACCAGCATTTATAATTGGCAATGGGACATCTCGTGTTGAGTTTGACCTCATGTCAATTAAAGATGCTGGAACTATGTTCGGCTGCAATGCATTGTACAGAGATTATACAAACACCACCCCGAAGTATGTGCTACCGCATTATCTCGTAGCGATTGATCAGGGGATAACTACCGAAATAGAATGCAGTGATTTCCCATCGAACAGAGTTATTATTCCTCCTCTGGAAGAGCAGTGGGAACCAGCTGTTGTTAACCCGAACCGCCCCCGCAGCAACGCTGGTACGAACGCTGCTCTAGAAGCGATGAAGATGGGTCATAAACAACTCATCTTCATCGGCTTCGACTTTCTTCAACAAAATATTACACAATCAATCAGCAACATTTATGACGGGACAGATAACTATGGCATGGATACTCGGGCACGTCCCTCTGATAATCTTGGCAGGATTACATATATGCAGTGGATTGGGAAACAAAATCCCGATGTAAGTTTTATTTTTGCATATCCCAATAATCGGTTTACTTTTCCTGTCTTGGGTGATAACATATATACATGTACATTTGATCAGATAACGAGCAATATGGAGACGACCGAATGATTTCCGAAGACGCTGTGATTAACATGGATAAAAATCTTGATAGAGTCCGTGCTGCGGGTGATATCAAACGATTCTTCGCGAAGAAGAGGCTTAACATTTATCTTACAGCAGAGGGTGCAGAAGTTGCTAAAGAATATGTCAAATTATTCGAGATGAGTAATGTGGAATGAACTATGAAGAAGAAATCATTGACGGTGTAAAGACTCTGACAGCAGAGCATAAACTCGACTGCGAAAAACAGCTCAACGAGTTTATGACAGATGACGATTACGATATAGTCGTCGATGATGATATGGATTTCTATGGTCCAGCCACCGCCACTATCTTCGGCTCGGAGAACAGCGAAGATAATCTTGGTTTTCGCTTCCGTAAGAATATCTTCAGCGAAGAAGAGATGGCTGGTGCGTATGAGGGTCTGGTTGGTGCAGCCACAATATCAAATAATCGTGGTACCAGCACAGGAACTATCGGATATCACAAGCAGGGCAACCGTGACTGGGTCTTTCCGTGGCAGGAAGAAATTATGCGGTCGGTTGAAAAACCACGTATCGATGGTAAGACTCCTCAAGATATCATGAACGAGTATGCTGAAAAACACAAGTCACTCGATTATCACTGGGATAAACGCGGTGTGTTGTGGCATCGTGCGCGTATCGATGCTGCTGGCTATGATTATGACAACTTCTTCATGAATCAGCTTTCTGAGCTGTCTCCCGAAAAAGTTGCCGAGATGCGTTCGTTTATCACGACCACTGCATACACAGCTGGTATACATAGCGGCATCGCTGGTTTTTATGACAGATATCCTCGCATCCCTTTCGGTCGTGCTACTAACTACACCGAGGATAACATGAAGAAGTTTCAACTGTGTTATCCATATATGCGGCGTCTAAACAAGTTGTTCGCTGACCTCGTTCCTAACAGGTATGAGCATCAGAAAGCTATCGCCGAGGGCATCGATAAACGATTCATCGTGGCTGAGGATACTGCGTTCTCAACGATAACTGTCAACAAGAACTATCGGACTACAGCCCACCGCGATGGTGCCAATCTTGAGGGTGGCTTTTCTAACTTATCGACTGTCACTAAAGATGGTATCGGATGGAGTGGTGGGTTGTTCGTGCTGCCTGAGTTTCGTGTAGCAATCAACCTGCGTCCAGGCGATGCGCTTCTGGTTGACAATGCTAATATCATACACGGTAACACCGAAATCATACCACCCGAGGGTATGGATGTCGAGGACATGGAACGCATATCACTGGTTTCATACATGCGCGATGGCATGAGTGAGCTTGGCTCAAAAGAGTATGAGGACGCTCGCCACGATTATGTGCAGGAGCGTTCTCGCAACAAGGATCACAAACTTTGGCGTGAACGTTGGAACGGTGTTTCTCCTAACATGTGGGAGGAGGATGAGTGGCATGATTATAGAAAGGCGAGGGGTGTATGAGAGTTTTAGTCACAGGTGGTTCTGGCTTCATCGGCTCTTGTATAGCAGATGCTCTCTACAACCGTGGTCTTGAGCCTGTCATATTCGACAGAGTTATCAATCCTTGGTCAGAAAAGTATGAAACGTGGTCAGCGATATGTGAACTCGATAATATCGACGCTGTCATACATTGTGCGGCGAGTCATGTCGTTTCCGAAAGTGTACAAAAGCCTCTTGATTATTACGATAACAACCTCAACACTCTGATTAGCATCCTACGCAAGTATCCGAAAAAAGTGATACTCAGTGGCAGTGCAGGTGTGTATGGTGATACCGATCAGGAAATTATAGATGAGGAGCATCCCACTAATCCTAAAAATCCATATGCTATATCTAAGCTGTGGTGTGAGCAAATCTTACGAGACTGGGGCGGTGACTGGTTATCGCTGAGGTATTTCAATGCAGCAGGTGCAGCACCAGACCATGGTTACATACAACGACCCAGAACTCATGCCGTTCCGATCCTGTTAGATTGTGTCAAAAGCGATAAGAAGTTCACTGTCTTCGGTAACGACCACAATACACCCGATGGCACCTGTATCCGTGACTACATACATGTTCTAGACTTAGCTGAAGCTCACGTCGAGGCATTATGTTATGATGGTCCAAATAATATTTTCAATGTCGGTTGCGGTGCAGGAACTTCTATGATAGAATTAATAGATAGAATCAGGTATGAAACGAAAGGTAATATTTGGGTTGAGTATGGTGACAAACGTGATTGTGATCCTGCCAGATTGGTCGCCGATATCAGCCTAATTAAGAGTGAGATGGACTGGTCTCCGAAATATGATATCGGAGATATTATTAGAGATGCATGGGAGTGGGAAACCAAGTATGACAATTAGAATAGCAATACCATCCTATCAGCGTTCTGACCAGCTAAAGAGTAAGACGCTGAGAGTGTTAGAAAAGCACAAGATTGATCCCAGTATGGTCGATATCTTTGTAGCTAACGATGACGAAAAAGCCAAATACAGCGAGGCACTGAAGGATGATATCTATCAGAATATCATAGTTGGTGAGCGCGGTATGGGTGCTATCCGCAGGTTTATCCAGCAGTATTATCCCGAGGGCACGAAGGTTATGAACTTCGATGACGATCTCGTCGATATCTTGCGTAAGGAAAGCGACAAGAAGATGGTGCCTGTAGAAAATCTTATGGAGCAGGTGATCGAGCGTGGATTCAACGAGTTAGAAAAGAGTGGCGCACACCTGTTTGGCATATATGCAGCAGCGAACGCTATGTTCATGAAGCACCGAGTATCGGTTGGGTTGTATTACTGTATCGGTTCCTGTTGGGGTGTGATTACACGGCATGATAAAGAACTATCTGTGACACTCGATGACAAGGAAGACTTCGAGCGCACACTACAGCATTATGTCAAAGACGGAGCTATCGTGCGTCTAGATGATATCACTGTCAAAACAAAATACTATGGCACAGGTGGTATGCAAGAGGAGCGCACCGAGGAGCGCATTACTAAAAGCGCAGATGAGCTGGTTGAGCGGTTCCCTGGGCTGTGTAAGAAGTTTATTCGGAACACTACAGGTCATGCTGAGCTGAGACTCAAGGATACACGTGGTATAGCTAAAGGTGATGGAGCGAGTTTAGAAGGGTTCTTCTGATGTATGAGAGCAACGTCAAAGATCTACCAACGCTAAGAAGGCAGTTCCCTGATTGGACTGTTGACGATTACATGCGGCGTGTTAGAGAAGCTCACATAAAGTTTCCGGAGCCGATGAGCGACGGTCTTACGATTATACAAAACTTCCTATCTCCCGATGATCGCAAACGTGTCATTTCTGACTTCAGGGTGTACGGCGGCACACTGAACAAACAACCGATTACGATGTATAGAAGTTTAGGAATGCTCGATAGATTCGGTGAAGAAGTTAAGAAATTATCCGGACTCAAAGATTTAGAAACACAGCTCATCGACAACACCTTCTTCCAAAAAGTTATCAACTCGCCGCAGGATAACGACGTGCAAAAAGTGTTTCACATGGATACGTTCTTTCCTGCTTGGAAGTTTTGGTATTTTCCACACTCGAGCGGTGGGTTTAACTCAGGGAACTTCATGTATGTAAAAGGCTCTCACGTATTTGACGAAGCGAAACAAACATTCATGCGTGATAGATATCATATGTTTCTAGACGGTGAGGATATGGATAAAGATAGTCTAGAAGGTTCGTTCCGTATAACTGAAGAAGAGATCAGTGAGTATTATCCTGATGGACGATGTGAGGTTGTAGTTCCAGGCAACACACTCGTCATAGCCAATGTATTCGGCTTTCATTGTCGTGGTAATACAGCTGTAGAAACAGAAAGATTAGCAATACACGGTAGCATTAGATTCAGCGATCCGTTTAAAAATAGGAGGATATCATGATTCCAGAGGCAGTATTAGCAGCCACACTTGTGGTTATGGTCGACGGTACAACTATACAAACACCCATGGATAGTTATGTTGAGTGTCAGAGATCGGCTAAATTGTTGAAACAAGAAGATCGAGATGCGTTTTGTATCCCAAGGCAGAAAGAAATGGACCGTGTCAGAGATATGATGTGGGACTTTATGGATGTAATAGATGCTATCAGGGATCGTGAGGAAAACGGTAAATGCGGCGGCATGGGTGATTTTGAATCCAACCCATGGACTAAAGGTAAGCTCAAGAAAGATTTATGATATACATTTCTCCACCATTCGGTAATTATATCAGTCACAAGTTGTGTACACGTATCCGTGGCACATTCACTTGGGAAAGACGCCGTGGATTGCTATTACAGGTAGCAAAGACATTGAGAAAAACAAAGGGTGGATGGAGGAATGCTATCGGCTTCCGCAACTGTGGTATGGAAAACATACGAGAATGCGACAAGAAAAGCATATATTCTATCGCTGCATTGAACAGTGACTGGTCTCCTTTCATAGAAAATATACCCAACTGGAGTAAAATAGAGATCAATCTCGGTTGCCCAAATGTCAGTTCATACTCAATCGATAAGCAGTCATTGCAAAAATTTACTGACAGATTCCCTATGGCAATGGTCAAAGTGAGTCCAACTGTAAGTATCGACTACATTCAATGGCTACAGGATTGTGGTGTGAGGACGGTCCACCTGAGTAATACGATACCGACAGACGAGGGTGGTATCTCAGGTGCACAGTTGAGAGAGGTCAATCTGCCTCTGTTTCGTCATGTCCACGGCTGGTTCCGTAATACAAACATGGGATTCGTAGCAGGTGGAGGCATATATAAACCTGAGCATGTACGTCAGTATAAAGAAGCAGGAGCAGTCAGCTTCTCAATCAGTACAGTATGCTTCACTCCGTGGCGTATCAGCTCAATCGTAAACGAAGCCTATGGAAGAAAATGAGATATAGCATATTACATACAGTCGGCGACGATAACCTCTATGAAACAGAGTACACGGTGAGAGCAACATACCCAAACGGCGATCAGTATGATGTCAAAGTAAGAGCGGATAATCCTGATCAAGCCATATACAGAATGAAAAACACCTTTTCAGAACGCTCAGATTTGAGCTATGAAGTCATGGGACATACTAGCATAAGGAGCGGTGTATAATGGCTGAAACAACTCCCCTTTCGGTTCCAGTAGTGGTAAGTGCGTACACAAGAACTCATTTCGATGCAGACAGAGTCGTATATACTAAACATATCCATGAGGGTTCAACTGAAGCAGGAGCTACAGGTGCAAAGCATATGATACAAGAACTGGGATATGTGACATACTCGAGGGATGGACTACAAGCTCCTAAGACACTTCCTGGTATGGTGGTATCAATATACGCATGAATGAGCCGCAGATATATGCTGGGCAGGATATGGATTACATACAAAGCTGCCTAGAGCTTAGAGATAATGAGTTCAGAGAAGCCTTTTGGGACTGGTTTGATAATTTGAACCCCAAAGAGAGATCAATGTTCCATAATTATAGAGAAGATATGGCTAAATTGTTCTTTCTGAATAGGGTATGGATCCCCAATCGCAGTAAATCATAAAAAAATCGGGTTATCGCGGTGTGTCTAGGTGGTCTTAGTTCGACGACCAGACGTAACAATGTTTCAAAACGAGTGACGAGAAAGAAACAATTGTAGCGAAATAGTTCTTTACATAGTCTCCCCTGTATGATAGAATCATCATAGTTAATAAGGAGAGACTCATGAATACCGACCTTCAGTTCACTGGTTACGATTCCGAAAAAGCCACCGTCAAGAGCTTTGCCCCTGACAGCCTAGCTAATGACATGCCTCACCCCTGTGACACTTGTCCCTTTGCTGACCTCTGTGCTGAAGAAGGTACTGAGTGTGCTGCGTTTCGTGCTTTTACTGAAGATGGTCGCTGGGAGTTCGAGCGTAAAGGGAAAATCATCGGTGTTCGTGGTAAGTTTCGTCGGTAACATTGTTTCAAAAGCTCATGAGAATAAGAAACAAAATGAGCGAAATAATTCTTGCTAATACTGTGGAATCTGATAGAATGGGTACAGTTAGGAAAGAGGAGAGAACTATGGAAATCAATTTCGTCACCGCCAGAAATGGAAAAATCGAATTAATGTCGGACAAGACTGTCGTCGTTTCTTCGGTTGACGTCGAAGAGCTTACTAATGTCATGTACGATCATGGCTTGGCTGATAGTGTATACCACTCCAGCTCGATGGACTTCGCTTCTGAAGATGGTTTCGAAAACGATGGTGACGCTTGGGTCATATTCGACGAAGCTCTCAAGATGTACAACTGGGTCGCTAACGGAATCGCTGGTTAATAGGAGAACCTCATGAAAACCTTCAAGATCTTTCAAATCCACCTCACCGACGCCGAAGTCAATACCATTAACGAGACAGGCGACCACTTCGCTGTTCCTAAGCAAGCTGCTCGTCTTCGTCTTCAGTTTGGTACTGATAACCCTAAAGCAGCTGACGACCTTGTCAATGATGCTTTCACGAAAGGTTACTTCGAGCATGTTGGTAACATCCGCGCCAATGATCTCGAAGATGTGTTCGAAGTTGGTAACATTGGACCTGAAAACCTTATTGAGCGGTTCTCTCAAATGCATTCTATTAGTGTTGGTGACGTTATTCTCGATGAGGATGGTATGATGTGGCTGACTGCTCAGGTTGGCTTCCAACCTGTCAGGAAGCTGGTTCCCGACATGTACTTTTTCGAAGATGAACTGGAAGGTGTAGCATGAAGAAGTTCGCTGAGAGAGTTGCTGAAGTGTTGTTCATGGTCACGTTGTTTGGTCTTGGCTGGTTCGCCCTAGTGGCGGCTGGCTAGACCCCAACTACGGTTTATAATTGCAGCGACGAGTGACTCCTAGGGACCCGATCCTAGCCAAAAAATCCGCTGGAAAATTTGACTCCAACCCCACATAGGTAATCGATGAAACTCAAGAATCTAAAGTATATCGGAGAGATCTCTGGCATAACTGGAGCATTCATAGTAGCCAGTAACACATTCCTTTCTCCATATGGATTCCTTCTCTTTCTGATATCTTCTTTGACATGGTCTTTCGTAGCATGGCGTATGAAAGAATGGTCGCATATGCGTATGTCTATTTTCTTTATGTTTATCAATATCTTAGGCATATACAGATGGCTTCTATAAATATGAGTATGATTCCGGTAACACTCACAGATTCGGCGAGAGATTATCTGCGTCAAGCACTCACATCACACCCTCAGAATGAATATGTTAGTCTATCTGTGAAGGGTGGTGGGTGTAGTGGTATGCAGTATGTATGGGGTTTTTCTACTGAACATCCTGACGTATCCTGGAGTGAGCCTATTGATCAGATCCTTGTAGTAGATCCTATGGCTGAGATGTTTCTTATAGGATCTGAGATTGATTATGTGACTGAGCTTGGCGGTTCCTTTCTGAAGATCAATAATCCTACAGCGACATCCTCATGTGGTTGCGGTGAGTCTTTTGCCGCATGATAGTTTGTGTTTGCAGGAACATCAGTGACAGCAACTACGATAGTCTTGAACAACTACTAGAACGATTAGAACAAGACGATAAGCA